CTGTCATTGCTAACAAATGTTTCTAGTGGTATAGTTTTTCGTATGTTTACAGAACCTATTTCTTCTTCTATCTCTCTTACTAGACCTTCCCACGGAGTTTCTACGCCTTCGTTGGTCCCGCCAACAAGGCCCCACAGGTTTTTTCTTTTACCCTGTGTCCTATGTAAGAATAAAAATCTACGTGTGTCTAGTGCATAGAATAGAGCACCACTGCATACAATATCACTCATACAAGTAATTATCCTAGAAGTTCAGGCGCCAAGTGCCAACTGGATATTCTCCTTCGAAGCTGAGAATCCATTCTCCAGTGTCGAACTTGTATTGAACACCTGTGTTAAGGTTGGTAGTATATATTATATCTTCTGAGCTGTCATTGTCGCTAGCGTCAAAAACAATGTTCCATTTTGATCCGTCCCATTCTACGATGTCGTTGGCTTCTGCAACGAAATCAGTGCCATCTAGATTTTTCCAAGCATCTGCACCATCTTCATTGATCTCATTGCCTATATCACCTAGAAGTAGGATTCTTGGATTAGCACTTAGGCCTAGGTTCTGTGGATTAGATTTAGTAGGATCTATAATAAAATCAATCTTTGATCTATCGCCATTAGGGCCCGGAATAACACTGTCGGTGGGAATCGTATCTTCGTCCCAGTCTACAATAGCTTCGCTACTGTCCAGAGGGCTGATAGCAAGACTACCATTGATTTCATACTGCCAGTCTGATCTTCTTAGCCTTACTTGTGTAATACCTGCTTCGAATTTTTCAGGTATAGCTGTTAAAAATTCGTCCCATGTCATGCCGCCTACAATGCCATTTTTGATTAGTTTTATTTTGTTTTCGAAAACCAGCAGTTCTAAGTCTTGGTATGCTGTCTTGCGTATTCCCATCATAAAAGGATCGTAGTCCCAATCTTTAAGCACTGTTGTTCGCTGTATTTCTCCGGTATCAGTTATAGTAACACCTGTTCTTATATTAGCTTCACCTTCGCTAAATCCTGTATCTATTGTAATCGGGTCTCCAGGATTTCCTGTGCCTGTGCCTTGTGGATTTTCCTGTAGCACATCTGTTTCTCCTGCTATGCGTGTAACAATATCTGTAACCACGCCCAGTCTTTTGACTTTCGCAGGCGGACTAATAAAGATAGGCGTAGAAAATCCCAGTGTGCTGACATCTATTTCAGATTCAGTACCTGCAGGGATGCTTCTACTGGTCCATGTAATGTCCTGTAGTTCGACTGTGCTAAGGCTAGTCCAGTCAAGATAGTTATCCGTTGTTTGTATCTCAAGACTTGGATTGAACAGCATAAAGATTTGTTCTAGAATTTGCAGTTTTTGATCCGTGTTCGAACTCCATACATCTACGTTTATTGATAATGTATAAGGAGTTGGCATAAGTCTTTCTACTGTGTAGTTTTTGCCGTCTGTGTTAAGATATTCGTTGCCGGCTTGATCAAATGCACGTTCTCTAATGTTTACCTTGTTGGTGTAACTGCTGTCTGCTAGTCTGTTTCTGTCTAATTCTAAACCAGTAACATAAAGACCCATTCTAGGTGCATTTGCAATTTTGTTTTCGGAGTTATCTCTAATTATGTTAGCAGCCTGCCTACTGATATCTCCGTATACAACTGGAACAGTTCGGATTTCGCCCGAGCCAGTTTTGTAAGAAAATCCGCTCATCATTCTAATAAGCTGATTAAGGTATCTGCGTATTTGTCCGTCGTAAAAATGTTCCATTAGTTATCAGCTCTCGGTCTTAGTGCTTTAGACAAGCTCTGTCTTTCAGCATCTCTGTTCGCATACAATGCGACATCCCATTGTCCTGTGTATGTAATTGAATCTCCACTGGGCAAATTGATGGTAATTTTACCTGCATTATCGACAATAAGACCAGGATTATCTGCTATCACATAGGTAAATTCTACTGTTTCATATTTAAGCAGTAGATATTTTGCATTGTCTACAGGATAGTCTATATTTGTATCTATCGTAGTGTCACCTAAGGTGAGATTTACTATATCACTGGATAGCTTTTCATTATATACAAAGTTGCCTACATTGTTTATAAATGTTCCTTTTTGATGCAGTCTGGAGTTGTTGTTAGTCATTGTCATTCTTACATCATCTACCACTTTAATCCATTTACTGCCGTCGTATCTAAACATTCTTCTAGGCAAAAAATCTGTTCTTAGGAAATAATCTCCTGCGTCCGGCTCATCTGGAAACTTGATGCCGTGCCCGAAACTAGCACCATTTATAAATTCGCTGTTTTCGTCATCTATATTAGTTACTAGGTAACCGCTATAACCACTCTTAGCGGGCGGCACAGTTTCTGCACCTTCTGGAGTTTGTTGTATTTCTACATTACTTCCTTCTTCTGTGCTGTTTACTTGAACACTGTAATAGTGACTGGTTTCATATCCNGATTTAGGTGCATCTGCTTCTGCTTCTGCAATTACAGCTTCATTTATCTGAATCTCTCTATCGTAGGTTGACAGTAGATCTCTAAGTGTGTTACCGTTAGGGTCATCTTCGCTAGCCGCATTGTCTAAAATGTCACCAAATTCTTGACTGTCGACTATTTGTTTTATTTTTACCCTGTACAGATGCGGATACCATGTAGGCGAAAATCCTTCGCTAGCACGATTAACATCTTCTACAACATAGAATCTCTTAAGTGCTACACTAAAATCATTTAGGGCGTATTCGTCCTTTAGATGCGGCAGCTCAATTACATCACCGCTCATAATTTTTCGTCCAAGTGTTTTTACTGTGCTATTGATATGCATTGTTAGAAAAAGTGTGTCATTTTCTAAAAAAATACCAAACTGTGTGAGATTAAAATCGTTGTCTTGGACATTGTAAATGCCACGAAGTGTGTAAATATCTTCGTCGTATTTTCTGTCTCTGTTTTCTAGAAAAAGCAAATCCTGTATTTGTGTTTCATTTTTTACTACGTCACCGTCGTCTGTGCCCACGTATTTGTGAATATAGAGATCTGTGCCGCCTACGGTAAACATTTCATTGATTTGTCTATCAATAAAATCGTAGTCTTTTCCTTTTTCGGGTTTATAAAGCGATATCCTTGGCATACACATATTTATTCGATAAATACATTACGGAGAACTTCTACATGGCAGACTTACAAACACAAAAACAAGAGATTTTTGATTACGTTCACACAATGCTTGGCGGCGGAATGATCGACGTTGAACTTGATCCAGTTCACTATGAAACTGCATTAAAAAAGGCACTAACACGCTTTAGACAGCGCAGCGATAATTCAGTTGAAGAAAGCTACTTATTCATGCCTACGGTTATTGACCAAAACGAATATACTTTACCAAATGAAGTTATAGAAGTGCGAAAAATATTTCGTAGAAGTATAGGTGCAAGGGCTAACACAAGCGCAAGTACCGGTCCTATCTTTAGTGTAAGTTATATAGCCGATGCAACAAAGAACAGAGTTTTTGAAGTTAACTATAATATTACCGCAGTAGATGATGTAGTAGTAAGTGTAAACGGTGAGAGTAGAACAGACTTTGTAACAGACAGTGCACAAAGGACAATTACATTTCAATCTCCCTTAAACATAGGAGACACCGTAGGAATCAAACTATTTCCTAGCGGACAAAGCGGCGGCGGTAGTTTGTTTGATCCATTTAGTTTAGCATATACAAACGCTTATCTATTAAGCAGTTCTAAGCTAGGCGGTCTTGCAACCTACGACTTCTTTACACAGTATCANGAACTAGTAGGTAGAATGTTTGGTTCATTTATNGAATTCAAATGGAACAGCACNACTAAAAANTTAACNATACTTCAACGNCCNAGAGCCGAAGAAGAACTCCTATTGTATGCNTACAATTATCGTCCAGACAGTCAGTTACTATCTGACTATCTAGCAGAACAATGGATTAAAGATTACACACTTGCAAGTTGCAAATATATGCTAGGCGAAGCACGTTCAAAGTTTGCAACAATTGCAGGACCACAGGGCGGCTCTACCCTAAACGGTGACACACTAAAAGCAGAAGCACAAGCTGAAATGGAAAAGCTTGAAAATGAAGTTATGATGCAGGTTCCGGGCGGAGCCGGATACGGTTTCACTATCGGGTAATTTTTTCTTGACAAACAACAACACGGTGTTATAATATACAAATAGCTTTGGAGATTTGTATGATACCTAAATTATTAGTTGTTGGACACGGCCGCCACGGCAAAGACACTGTATGCGAAATGTTACAAGCATACGGATACACATTTGAATCTAGCTCAAGATTTTGTAGTAAACTTTTTATCTTTGACGAATTAAAAGACAAGTATGGTTATGCCGACGAAGAAGAGTGCTATAACGATAGACACAACCATCGCACTGAATGGTATAATATGATTCATGATTACTGCCAGGATGACCTTGCAAAGCTTGGACGTAACTTGTTCGCAGATCACGATATCTACTGTGGTCTACGCAATAAGCGAGAATTCTTTGCAATGCAAAATGAAGAAATCTTCGACTATGCTATCTGGGTAGATCGTACAGATCATTTGCCGCTTGAAGATCCTAGTTCAATGAGCATTGAACAGTGGATGTGTGATTACACAATCGACAACAATGGTGATCTAGCAAGACTACAAAAAAATGTAGATATTCTAATGCGCACTATCTTTAAAAATCAGGCACAAGGTCGCCCTGCTTCCAACGAACGCCTTCCTTCTGAAGAATACGTTGGCAGTTTGCGCATATAGTTTTAAGGTTACTAGGTCTACAATTGTTTAGATCTCCGTCTATGTGGAAGACATTGAATTGTTCGGTGTGCTTTGATTTAAAATTGCACTTTTCGCAATAGTTTTTCTTTTCGTACCCGTACTGCTTCCATTTAGGTATACCGTGACCTAGACCATTTCTCAGACAACGTTCGCACAACTTTCTATAGTAGGTACGGTTACCTTTTTTGTAGTTTATAGCTGCTGGTCGCTGTCCGCACTTGCATAATGGTCTCATATTGTATTTAGCTCACCTTTTCGTCCCCTTTTTTGGGCGGTTTTACCCGGTATTTTCCTTTGTGTCTGCTAAATAGTAATAACGGAAGATAAATTACTTACCGCATAGGAGAAATAACATGGCATTGACATCACCAGGCGTAGAAGTTTCTGTAATTGACGAAAGTTTCTACACACCAGCTGAACCTGGCACAACACCAATGATTTTTGTAGCCAGTGCTGAAAACAAATCAAACTCGTCAGGCACGGGTATTGCAAGAGGTACACTAAAGCAGAACGCAGGAGTACCGTTCTTGTTAACATCACAGAGAGATCTAGCTGACACATTCGGCGATCCACTTTTTTATACAGACAATAACAATAATCCAATTCACGGCGGCGAATTGAATGAATATGGACTACAAACCGCATATTCATATCTAGGGGTTAGCAACAGAGCTTGGGTCGTAAGAGCAGATATTGACCTTGGAGCACTAGAGCCAAGCGCCGATGCGCCAGCAGCAACGCCAGCAAATGGCACATACTGGTTAGACACTCAGATTTCAAACTTTGGTATCTTTGAGTGGAACGGTAACGCTATTACAACCACAGGCGGCCAGACATTTACAAATAAAACTCCTATCGTAATTTATAGCAGCAGCCAAATGACAAGCGGTACACTAAATGTAAACGGAACAGACGGAATGGTTCCTCGCTCTACTGTTGGTGCTATCGGTGACTATGCGGTTGTGTTTGGTAGCACAGTTGTAAGAATGTTCTATCGTTCAGCAGGCAACACAGATGCAGGCGTACAACCTGGCACATGGGTGCTTGTAGGCAGCGACAAATGGATCGCAAGCCATCCTGTAGTAACAGGTTCAGGCACAATTCCATCAGGCGGATTTACGCAGGTTAGCGCAACATTTACTATTAACAGCACTAGTGTTACTGTTGCAGATTCGGACACTTATGCAGATGTTGCAACAAGTATTTCAACGCTTGTAAGTGGAGTTACAGCAGCAGTAATTGACGGACGTCTTGCAATTTACAGTGACGGTACAGCTGGCACAAGCGGCGAAGTTGCGATAGCTGGCGATGCAACACTGCTAGGAGAACTAAATCTAACAGCGGGCACTTACAACGAACCAGCACTACAAATTAGCAGACATACACAGGTTCCTGAATTTAAAACAAACGACGCAACTAGTCGTCCAACAGGTTCTGTATGGATTAAAACAACTGAACCAGGTAACGGTGCTCGTTGGAGAATGAAAGTATGGAACGACGCGACACAGTTATGGGATAACGTTGACGCACCAATTTATGCTTCAAACGAAGAGGCACTATTTTGGTTAGATAGAACAGGTGGCGGCGCAAACCTTGCAGCAGGTGACTTGTACATTCAGTCAAACGTTGCAGGAGACACAGACCCGCTAGCTACATTTAAGGTTTACAAGCGCGACGGTGTAGCACCTACGCAAGTAACTGGCACTGCAATTGACAGTTCAGGTGTAGCAGCAGGCGACTACGAAATCTTTGTAAGCAGCACAGATGCTGCCGTAGAAGCATTCAGTCAAGAGTACAGTGTTCAGTTTACCACAACAGGAAATGCATCAGATGCAGACGTTATTGCAAGTGCAATTACCGGAGCAGGCATTCCTAACGTAAGTGCAGAAGTTACAAGTACTAATCGCATTGTAATTAAGCATGCACTTGGTGGTGAAATTAGACTAAAAGACAGTGTAGCAGACGCTGAAACAGATGGTCCTGTACTAAATGCAATGGGCTTTACTCCGTTTGTAAGTGTTAACAGTGGCATTCCAGATCTTTACTATGCTCCAGGAACAGGCCCTAGCACAACTCCAATGGTTATGCAGGCTAGCCTATGGAAGGCAACTACAAATTCAGCAGGTACCGAAGTTTCGTTCTACACTGCAAGCGATGACGAAGTTACATCTCTTACAACAGACGGCGCACTATGGTACAACTCAATTGTAGACGAAGTTGATCTAATGATCCACAATGGCACAACTTGGGTTGGATACCATAACTTTAGTGCAGCATATGCAGACTGTGATCCTAACGGTCCTATTGTAAGTGCAACTCGTCCTGAAGAGCAAAGCGATGGNACAGCACTTGTAACAGGCGATATTTGGATTGATACTTCAGATATTGAAAATTATCCAATGATATATCGCTTTAACGCAGATCTACTAAACACTCCAATTGCAAATCGCTGGGAGCTGCTAGATAAGTCAGATCAAACAAGCGAAAACGGTGTTCTTTTTGCAGATGTACGTTACAACACAGCAGGATCAAACAGCGGTACAGCAGGAGATATTGTTGAACTACTAACAAGCGACTTTTTAGATCCAGATGCACCAGATCCGGCACTATATCCAAAAGGAATGATCCTCTGGAACCTACGTAGAAGCGGCTTTAACGTAAAGCGTTTTGTACGCAACTACATTGATGTAAACGGAGACAACGATAGATTAGGTGGTGTTGCAATGGACACATACTATCCACATCGTTGGGTGACAGAAAGCGCAAACCAAGAAGACGGTTCAGGCAGCTTTGGACGTAAAGCACAGCGTAAAGTTATTGTGCAAGCAATGCAGGCTATGCTTAATAGCAACGAAGAAATACGTGACGACGAATCACGCATTTTCAACCTAATGGCAACGCCGGGCTATCCAGAACTAATNGGTGAAATGATNAGCCTTAACTATGATCGCGGATTGACAGCNTTTGTNATAGGTGATTCNCCAGCAAGACTAGAGCCAAATGCAACTAGNTTGAACAACTGGGCAACTAACCAGGCACTAGCAGTTGAAGACAACGACGACGGTCTAGTAAGTAGAGATGAATACTTTGGTATCTTCTACCCATGGGGCTTCACAAGTGACAACTTTGGTAACAACGTTGTTGTTCCGCCAAGTCACATGATGCTACGCACAATTGCACTAAGTGACCAAGTCAGCTTCCCATGGTTTGCACCTGCAGGAACAAGACGCGGCGGCATTACAAATGCAACAAGTGTTGGGTACATTGATGCCGAGGGCGAATTTGTTTCAATCGCACTTAACGAAGGACAGCGTGATACACTGTATGCACAGAATGTTAACCCAATTACATTCATTACAGGCGCAGGACTTGTTAACTTTGGTCAAAAGACTCGTGCAAGAGGTGCAAGTGCACTAGACAGAATCAACGTTGCAAGACTTGTTATCTATCTACGCAGCCAGCTTAATCAGTTGGCTAAGCCATATATCTTTGAACCTAACGACAAGATCACACGTGACGAAATCAAGCAGGCAGCAGAAAGCCTAATGCTTGAACTTGTAGGACAAAGAGCACTGTATGACTTCTTAGTAGTATGTGATGAATCAAACAACACACCAAGCAGAATCGATCGTAACGAACTATATCTAGATATTGCGATTGAACCTGTTAAGGCTGTTGAATTCATTTACATTCCGCTAAGACTTAAGAATACAGGAGAGATAGCAGGTTTATAAGTCGAAATAGGGCCCCCTGAAATGGGGGCCACATTTTGATAAATACTTGTAACAGGAGAACATAGAATGGCAATCTCAACACTATCAAAAATTACAGTTCCTCTAGCAACCGGAGACAGTGCTAGCAACCAAGGCTTGTTAATGCCTAAGCTACAATATCGTTTCCGNGTNACACTAGAGAACTTTGGTGTAACAACACCTTCAACAGAACTTACAAAACAGGTAATGGATGTAACTCGTCCAACTGTAAACTTTGAAGAAATTGAAATTCCTGTGTATAACAGCCGTGCATATCTAGCAGGCAGACACACATGGGAAGCAATTACACTTAACTTGCGTGAAGACGTAAACAATAATGTACAAAAACTAGTAGGCGAACAGCTACAGAAGCAGTTCGACTTTTACGAGCAGTCAAGTGCTGCATCGGGTCAGGACTATAAATTTACAACACGTATTGAAATCCTAGACGGTGGTAACGGTGCTAACACACCTAATGTACTAGAAACATTTGAACTTTATGGTTGTTTTGTACAAAATGCTGCATATCAGCAGCTAGCATATAGTTCAAGCGAACCAGTAAGCGTTGCACTTTCAATTCGCTATGATAATGCAATCCAGACACCACAGGGTACAGGTATTGGTACAGCAGTAGGCCGTACAACTAACACGCTAATCACAGGCGGCGGCGTATAATAAAACCTATGCCATTCTAAACACAAAGGGAGCTTCGGCTCCCTTTTTTATTATGTGCGCACTTTTCTACAGTAGATAAATATTACTATGAGTAAGTTTAACGGATTCTTTGATAATTTACAAAATGGTATACTTGGACCAAAGGGTAATATGGCCGACTGGCAGCATGCTAGTCGTTTATATGTTTCTGACAATCAAAAACATGCGCCTAAGGTAAAGTTTTTATATCATGTAACTTTTTATCTTACAGAACAAGCAAAAAGTGTGATTCCAGAAGTTGCACAGTATAACACAGAAATAGGTATGCTTGTTAAAAGTGCAGACTTACCTGGATTTAGTGCAGATATTGAAACTAAAAACAAATATAACAGAAAAAAGAACGTACAAA